TGGGGTGTCAAAGCTGATGTTAAGAAATCTGCTAGAGTTTCTACAGGGAAGTACTTATGTGCTTGCTGTGGTACTGTTGGCCCTGCTACTTTGCCTCCTGATAAGGGACAGTCACGTAGGAAAAACAATGCAGCAGTGGATCACATTGATCCTGTAGTGTGTCCCAAGGATGGGTTCATTGATTGGAATACATACATCAATCGTATGTTCTTAGAAGAAGATGGTTATCAGGTTCTATGTTGGGCCTGTCATGGAGTAAAGACTCGTGATGAGAGAGAACTCCGAACTTTGAATAGGAAGAAGAAATGAAACATTTAATCATACCCGATACACAGGTTAAACCTGACACAAGTTATGATCATTTGACATGGGCAGGTAAGTTTGCTTCTGATACTAAGCCTGATGTTATTATCCATCTAGGTGATCACTGGGATATGTCCTCTCTAAGCTCCTATGACGTAGGTAAGAAGAGCTTTGAGGGTAGGAGGTATACCAAGGACATAGAGGCAGGGAACGAGGCTATGGCGGCTCTCATGCAGCCTATACTGGAGGAACGCTGGAGGCTGACTCGTAACAAGAAGAAGCAATGGAACCCTCGTATGATATTCTTAATGGGTAACCACGAGGATCGAATCAATAGGGCTGCTGAGAATGATCCTAAGCTTGATGGGCTGATTAGCTATAACGACTTTGATCTGAATGGATGGGAAGTCAAACAGTTCTTAGATCCTATCGTTGTGGATGGTGTTGCCTACTGTCATTACTTTACGTCAGGTGTGATGGGTAGACCTGTTGCCTCAGCTAAGATGCTGCTCACTAAGAAGCATATGAGTTGTGTTATGGGACATGTTCAAGACAGGGACATAGCCTATGCACGTAGGGCTGATGGTTTAAATATGACAGGACTCTTTGCTGGTATTTACTATCAACATGATGAAGAGTACTTGACACCTCAGACCAATGGATCATGGCGTGGGTTGTGGGTAATGAATGATGTCAAGGATGGCAGCTTTGACGAGATGCCAGTTAGCATGAACTATTTAAGGAAACGCTATGTCAATGACACTAGAAGAATTGAAAGAACGCTTACGAGCGTTGGATGAAACTCATGTGTTAGAACTCTTACAGCTAGAGAGTCACCATCTAGTAGATAGGTATGAGGATATTATTATTAATAAGTTCTCAGAACTAGAGAATGAAATAGAGGAGATAGATTATGACGTATAATCCATACAGTAACTGGGAAGATAATGACTTGGACTACGCCTTAGATAAGAAGCCTTTGACTAAGGCTATTGAGGATCTATGGACTACACCTGAGTTAGCATCAGATCAGCAGGTTGGAGGTAATCATTATACTAAGCTCAGTATACAGCCAATGACCTACTCTATGTCTAACAACTTGAATGCGTTGCAGCATACAGCTATCAAGTATGTCACTAGGTATCAAGACAAAGGCACAGCTTTGCAGGACTTAGCTAAGGCTCGTCATTGTATTGATATGATGGTTGAAGATTGGATGGAGAATCATGAGTAAGTGGCTGAAGATAGAGACAGGGTACTTGAATACTGACCATGTAGTAGTACTCCACTATCAGTCTATTGTCCTCACGACAGGGACTACAGTGGAACTACTACCTAATGAGTTCAAGGAACTAGAGAGCATGATCACTGGTATTCCTATACCTGTAGTCAAGCCTGTCCGTAAGAAGAAGAGTAAATAGTTTCCACTGGAAACTTTATAGGGGACTTAGTTGTCCCCTTGCTTGTTACTCTCCAAATATTTCTTTCCTCGCCTCATCCTCATCTTTCTGAATGGCTTTCTCCTTACCTCCAAGAACCCAATCATATAGTACTCGACCAACAATAGGCATAGTCTTCATCAAGTCAGCAGTCCCTGTTGTACTTGGCTCACCAAAAACTTCTTCTTTCTTATCGCCAAACACTTGCTTTAATGCCGCCTCTACAGGTGGTACAGGAGGAACAACTAAGTCTCCTGCAAAAGCAGTAAGATCTCCTTTCTGTATATCCCCTAATGCGTATTTGTTTAAGAAGAATAAAGATGTTAAGTTGTTAAGTATGTGGTCAGGAAGATCTGATACTTTAAATTCTTGACCACTCATAAGCCCCTTTGCTTCGTCCACAGTACCACCAGCTATCCCTATAAAGGCAGCATATTTAAGAGCTTCTTTAGTAGCTCCTATTTTGTCACCACCTTTAGCTCTCTTAATAATATTATTATGTATTAAGGTTAGTTGCTTTAAGCCAAATGATTTTAATGAATACATTATCCTACCATTAGGAACATCAAGAAACTTCTTGGGCATTTCTAATAGAGAAATAGGTTGTGTGTTGGATAGCTCATGGAACATATAGAGTTCTGTAAGCTCATCATCAGTACCATTCTTTAAGCTTGTAACAAGTTGCTCAAAATCATCACCATATGCAGCACCATACTTCTTTTTAAGTTTCACTACTCCTTTAGGAGAGGAGGCTAACTTCTTACCTGCCATCATAGAAGCTTCAACTAGTACTTTCTTACCAAACCTATCAGAGAATCTAAAGCCACTATACTTTAGTACTCCATCTAACCACTTCTTAGTACCAGCAGGGTTAAGCATCTCTGCTGATACAGTGTCAACAAGGCCAGCGTCCTGCACTTTAGTACTCTTGTATTTAAACAAGGCTTTAATAGTAGGCATCGTTCCATGTAAGTAAGCAGACGTACCAATATCTTTAAGCTGAGTAACTGCGGATCTTACTTGACCTAGTGTTGACATGTATCCAATGTCTTTAATAGCAGCTAATGAGGAAGCCATAGCCTCTTCACCTTTAGTAAAACGAGATCGTATTAGTTCTTTAAGTTCAGCCTCTGCTTTGTATGTCAGCTTACCTGACTTTAATTCATCTGCTATAGTCCTAAACAATAAAGCATTTTTATCTGGTACTTTACCCTGACCCTTACCTAAGACCTTAGTCTTCTCAAATAACCTAGTAGAAGATTCAATATATTTAAGCATAGCCACACTTGAGTTCTCATAGAACTGGGTCAACTGAGGGGGAACATCTTGTAAACTTCTCTTAGATGTAATTCCCTTACCTCCAGCTACTTTAGGGAATGCTTTGTTAGTGGACTGCATCACAGCCTTAGTCAAAGCATCATCAGATAATTGAGATATGTCTTTAACACCTTCTTTTTCAAGAAGCTTTATAACTGCTGCTTCTAAAGAAGACTGAGCAGAGGAACTCTTCCGTCCTATCGCAGCAAGAAGACCTTGATAATCCTTAACCTTACGAGGGAAGTAATTTAGTTTTGGATCAAACGATTTTCCATATATTAATTTTAATCGGGCAGTATCTTGTTTCATTAACTTCTGAACTTTAGACAGTTCTGATCTGCCTCCTCTGTTCATTAATTTATCAGCAGCTTTGTAGTCTCCATTTAACAGGAGATCATCAATTACTTTACGAGCAGGAGGATCGTATACGTTAAGAGCTTTGTCTAGGGGAGAGACTAGATTTTTTCTAGCTTGAGTGTTCTTTAATAAGTCTTTCTCAAGCCTACGCATAACTTGTAATACAGGCTGGGATATTGTTCCTATACGTGAAGATATACTCTCAACATACTGAGATAACATACCTGCTTCTTTATGAGCAGCTTGCATCTTCATAGCCTTTGCCTTAACAGGATACCTTACTCTTACTTGAGATAATTTAGATGCCTTATCTATCTGTTCTTGAGACAGTTTTAACTTCTTTGATGCTATATCTAATGCCTGTGCTCTAGTCATTTTAGAAGCATCAGGAGCAGTAGCAAAAGCATGTTCTATATTTTGATTTAGATCATCCATTAACTTGTTAGATTTATTTATCTGCCTTGGTAGCATCTTAGCTGATATTTTCTCACCAGCTTTAGCAATACCATACCCCAAAACAGGTGCAGCAACAGCAGCTACTACAACATGTGCTCCAAGTTCTAAAGGATCTACCTCACCTTTTTCCATAATCTGACCAGAGGCACTATACACTCCTCCTAATGCTCCAGAAGTAATAGCCATAGCTTTATAAGTCTGGCCTATAGGAAGGGCTATAGAAGGGTCAGTAACAGCACCTGTTATACTACCAAATGTACTACCTGTTTGGTTAGGGTATTGCCTCTCTACCTCAGCAGCATCACGTTCATTGATTCGTACTCTTCGTTCATCAAAAGATAAGTCTCCAAAGTCCTCACCATATAGTTCTTCTGTTGAACTGTAACCAAGACCATAACCATCCTCATCTCGATAGGTTAACTTAGGAGATATGCCAGTAGCTGCGCCTACTATGTCACTAAGATTCTGAACCATGCTCTTAGTCTCTACAAATCCCCTACCAAATGTCTCTTCCTTCTCAGGCTCAACCTGTTCTTGAGGAGCAGCCTCAGAAGTAATGCCTTTCATCTTATCAAGGTAAGCCGCCCATTCATTAACGGAAGCATTATCACCAGCAGCATGAGCATTCTTTATAGCACCCATTGCCTGTTCTTCTGTATATTCTTGTGCCATTACACTACCTTCTATTTAATTTTATTCACGTATGATTGAGCAGCAGTTGATAGTGGTATTGGTTTACCTGCTGAAGAAGTAGAAGATTTAGGTGGGTTCCACACCTTAGTATTAAATCCTCCTTCCCCACCTATACCTAGTTCTGCCGTTGCTAAAGCCGCAGCTACCGCATCATTCTGAGAAAGACCACCACCAGCCTTTTCTCTAAGTCGAGACACTTCTGCTGTTATCCAATTAGCCATAGCACGAGAATCAATAGCACTTAAATCATCTGTAAATGTATTTGTAATACCTGTAGTACCTGTATGTCCTGCTTTTACTATCAAGTCTTCAGCCATTTGTAGAGTGTACGAATCCCCTAGTGATCCTTGATCAGTATCAGAATCTTTAGGTCTCACTTCTGCAACAGTCTTTTGAGCACCAGAGGGCATAGGCTTCCAACCTTCTCCTTCCGACAGGTACATAAGATCTCCATTTCTAACGGCCCCTAGTACTTGTGAGTCATCACTTAAAGTGTAGTTAGCTGTTCCAGTTGTAGTGTTATTCTTAGCAGCCACAGGACGAGGCTCTGCTGACACCATACTACTAGCCCTTGAGTACAAGTCCATAGCTGTAGCATAATCACCAGCTTGCATCAACTTACTAGCCGCATCTCGCATACCCTCTGGAGTAGTTAAGTCAGCACCCTCTAAGCTCTGCTGTACACCCTCTGCTTGTGCCATCTCTGGTGTCTGTAGACCAAGGGCAGAGTTAACACTTTGTCCCATAAGCGCACCACCAGCAGCACCAGCAGCAAAGAAAGGATTCATTGCAGAAGCTTGTGTCACTGCATCATTAGTCCTTTGCTGTTGTAAAGCATTAGGATTTAAACCAAATAAACTCATTACATCACTAGCCATAATATTCTCCTAGTAGTTCCGTCCAGTGTAGTTAGCACCCATGCCTTGATTACTTGTTAGGTAAGGCGTAGGAGTGTATCCATTGTTTGAATAACCACCCATAGAAGGATGTCCACCACCTCTACTCATGTTACCAGCATAAGCATTGACTACATCTGAGTCACTTACAGGGTTAAGCATACCACCTATCTTATCCCAACCAATATTACCTAGTGCATTACCAATACCTGTGTACTTACCAGCTTGTGCTAGACCTTGGTTCTGCCTAGACTCTGCTCCACCGCCCATACCAGAGACTAAGTTATTACCAGCAGCATTATTAGCTTGTGATCGCTGTGATCCTAACATGCCAGCTAGTTGTTGTTGATCCATTCCTGCTGCATCAAGACCCATAGACTGATTGAACATGCTATTACCAATATTAATATCCATCTGCCTTTGCTGCTGTGCTTGTTGCTGTGCATTGTAACGATCTGCTGAGTCTTGTTGTGCAAATGCCTGAGCAAATCCAGTACCATCAGGGGACATCATGCCACCACTAGTAAACCCTAGAGCATCTCCACTAGACATTAGACCAGTTCGACCAGAGCCAAACATAGAACCACCTAGTGCTAGTGCTTCAGCATTACGACTACCAGCACCCATCTCACGCTGTTGGTTGTAGAACTGATTAGCTAGTTGACCATAGTCACCACCAGCAGCAGTGTAGGCTTGTTGTCCTAGTCCCTGCATTTGATTCTGTGCTTGTTGGTATCGAGGGTCTAACGAGAAACTAGCTTGACCATTGTTAAACTGAGTAGAGCCTAGCCCAGAGGTAACACCATATGGTTTATATGTACCTCCTTCGTATGCTTTGTTAGCTGCATCTATCTGCATCTGAGAAGCTTGTTGAGCACCTTGTGATGCTGCATTAGCTCCCTTGTTACCAAATAGACCACCTATTAATGATGGTGCTACTGCCCCTAAAATTGTTCCCAACATAATATTATCCCTTACTTTAAATTTGTTTTAGTTGTAACCTATCTCAACACTGAGTGGAGCAAATCCAGAACTAGAAACACCATCGGTAGTACCAAGTTCTATTTTAGGATTCCAGTGAGGTGCCGCTACACGCCAAGACCAGTAAAATTGTCTAAGACTTGCATCACTATTAAGTATGTCTTCGGCTTGAGCGAATGTACTACCTGATGCGCTGTTATCTGTTCTTCTTAAAGTTATCCCACCAAAAGTAATAGACTTTACAAACTGTCCATTATTTTCTAAGTCTCGTATATAGTTGTTCTGTGTATTATTATCAAAAGAACCTTTACGAGCTGAAGAAACTCTAAGTTCAACTAATATTAAACCATTAGGATAATTGACATTAGTAGGACTTCTATCTTTAAATATTGTTAGATTCAAAAATCGAGCATCATCTAAAAATAAATTAGATGATGTAGAAGGTACACCATCTTGAGTAAATCCTACTTGAAACTCAGGAACACCATTAGTTGAAGGGTTTCCACTACCTACAAACCTACATAGCCAAAAGTCCGTATCTAGGGAGGAAGAATAATTATACAAAAATCCTATATTAGAAACCCATGTCCTTTTCCAAGTACCTGATATTTTTGTCCACACTTGTTTAACGAATACCCAGTTCCCTGATACCTTAACTTTAATTAAAGGGTATTTCCAGACTCCGCTTACTTTAGTTTTAATACTCAAACCAAATATCTCCATTGTTACCACCAGTAGCAGCGTCTGTATCTACATATATCTTACTACTTGTTGTTGCGGTTCCGTCAAGTATTACACTAGCAGCAGTAGTAACTTTAGTTGTTACATAAGCTGTAGTAGCTAATTGTGTATTGTTAACTGTAGCAGCAGCAGTTGGAGCAGTAGGTACACCTGTCAGTGTGGTATTGTTTGAGTTAGCCTTAGTAGCTATTGCTGTAGCTAAGGAATTAAATTCATCATCTATCTCTGCACCTTTAACACGCTTGAGGGCATTACCTGCTGCCAAGTTATCTTTAGTTGCAAAGTTTGTGGACTTTGTATAGTTACTCATTATATGACCCTACCTGTTTTAATATATAAATCAAATTTCTGAATAGAAACTTCATTACCACTAATCTCTGTTTCAAAACCTAATTGAACTACTGAGCCAGTACCTCCAATAGATAGTTTAACTCGGTCAGTACCACCACCACCTGTATACTCAGCAATGTTATACTCACCAACATTGTATTCAGATAGAGCAGTCTGTTTAACTGTGGCGTTATAAGACCTGTACTCATCTGAGTAGTCAATACCAGCCTTAACTGTAAACGCCTGACCAGAACCACCTATCAACGTGATGCCTACACTCTTCAATATCTTAACTGTAGTGGGCTGCTCAAAGTCAAAGTAGTTTGTGTAGTAGAGCATACGATATGTTTCGTCATCATCAATATAACCACTGTACTCAGCTATGCCTGTAGTTTGACCAAACAATAATCGTCCATCAGTAGTGCTTATCATTCCCCTGTGAGATAGACCTGCCCATCGAGTAGTTCTTGCTGCTCCATTCTCTAGCTTTCCTCGCATATCAAAGCAGTAGATCTGCTCACTAGTAGGG